TGAGCACCGGCGTTGAACCAAACTTCGCTTTCTCTTATAATCGACGTACCGTTTCTTTGAACTCTGAAGAAACAACATATAAAGTAGATACCAAAATCGTATCTGACTTCAGAAAGGCGACCGGCATGACGGAGCTTCCAGACTATTTTGTATCCTCTGCTGACATTGATTACCATGACCGTGTTCGCGTTCAGGCAATGCTTCAGAAATACATCGACGCATCAATTAGCTCTACCGTTAATCTGCCTAACAGTGCCACTATTGAAGATGTTGCTGACCTTTACATGGAAGCTTGGATAAACGGTTTGAAAGGTATCACAATATGGCGTGACGGTTGTCAACGTCAAGCTATCCTCTCAACCGATAAAAAGGAAGAGCCTAAAAAAGAAGCTGAGCCTGTTGACGAGAACGCTCCGACAAAAGTCAAGAAAGCTTCAGACGACTGTATCGGTCGTAAGCGCACTCTTGTTACCGGCTGTGGTACTTTGCATCTCACAGCGTTCTTTGACCGTCACACGGGACAATTACTGGAGACATACTTCAGCAAGGGCTCACAAGGTGGCTGTGCATTGTTTATGGTTGGCTTGTCGCGTATGGTCTCTTTGGCTGCTCGTGGTAATATTTCAATCCATGACATTGTTGACCAGCTAAAGAGTGCCGGCACGTGTCCGTCTTACGCTGTTAGAAAAGCCACTCGCAAAGACACTTCAATCGGTTCGAGCTGTCCGGTAGCAATCGGTTATGCTTTGATTGATATGTATAACGAGTTGCAAAAGGAGCTTCATGGCGAGCAGCATCAGGAAGAAAACAAGCAACCCAGTGTGGACTCTCCAAAGTGTCCTAAATGCGGTGAGCCTATCCAGATGGTAGAAGGTTGTATGACCTGTGCATCGTGTGGATATTCCAAATGTAGCTAAATAAATCTATCTATACCCCTTCTGCCTTCGGGAACAACGGAAGGGGTATAGCTTTAGACAAAACAGTTTCATTATTAATCCTTTTGACATAAATGAAACTTTTTTCTTTCTGTTTTTCAATCACTTAGATATTTTTTCATTTAACTTCTTGAAAATTTTTTCCAAAATATTTTGTTAAGTTAAAAATTCATCTTATCTTTGCAACGTATTAATAAACCAAAGTTATCAAAAATGAAAGAAATGACATGATTAGAAGTAAGGGCATAGTCGAAGTCCATGAGGGCTATGCCGACTCCAGCGAGCTAAAAGAGGCTGTGGACATTTTGCCGGACGGAGAGTATGGTTATCTCCTTTTCGACAAAAAGAAAAACCGCTCGCTACCTCAGTTGAAGTTTCTATTCGGCTACCTACTCAAAACTCTCAGCGATGAGTTAGAAGGGAACCCGGACGTGGAAGCACTATACAGTTATTTTGAAGAGCTATACGCACCGATTCATCACTGTAAAATCCCAGGAGAAAAGGAAGAGTTTGAATACTTTGACCTTAAAAACGAACCAGCAACTGAGATGGATTATGTCATCAACAAGATTATCCATCATGCCAAGACAGAATGGGACATCGACCTGTTAACCCGTGAACGGCTCAAAGCCGCTGAAGCAAGCGAACTCTACGCAGGTGCCTACGCTGATACTTGGAAAAATTACCAAAGAAAAATATGATAGACCAATTTTATCATTATGATGGATCAAGACAACGCACGTTCAATCTTCAGCGTGTTTGCCGCCTCTCAAGAAACATTCGAGGAAGCAAAAAAGAAGAGCAGTGAAGAAAGTAGAAAGAAAGCCTCATTCTTCCGTTTTGCCAAAGATGGCACTTACAGTATTCGTATTCTTCCCCTTGCACCGGTTATGGACAAGGATGGCAATTTCCTTCCTTTGGACCGTAAGGGCTACGAATATCCCCTCCGTTCTCTGATGCTCAAGATTGAGAACAACAAGAAGCTCATCAAGGGCAAACCCGAAATCCACTACGTTACAGTCTGCAACGCTAAGTACGCCTTCAAAGACATTGAAGCAGACCTTATCGACACCTATGTATCAACCGCATGTGAGCAATACGCTGACGATGAAGCTCTTTGCAAGAAACTCCGCGAGGGCAGCTTCTCAGGTGGTCTCAAATGGGATTCACGTCGCTGCATGTACATTATCGACCTCGACAATGTAGGCGACGGTATCCAAATCCTTCAGCTTTCTTACTCTCAGTACAAGGACTTGGAAGAACGTAAGCTCAACCTTTGGGGCAAGCTCAACAAGAATGGCAAAAACGTCCCCTGTCCTATCTCGTCAATCGACGCTGCTTATCCGGTCGAAATCATCCGCAAGACCGAGAATGGCAAAGCAAGCTACAGCTTTAACATTGACACTGTAGCCGACAAGCACATCCTCGAAGAAACAACCCTTCAGAACCTGCTTGACATGCCTCGCCTGCCGGAGCAAATCTACCGCTACACTCGCTATCACCTCGAAGCTACTGTCGCATATCTCACCCAGCTGGATGAGAAATTCGACATCGACGTTGTAAACACTGACGCAGTTCAGAATTGCATCGCTCAAATCAAGCTTCTTCTCCCTGCTGACGACCAGTCTCATTTTACTCTTGGCGACAAGGACGGTGACGACTCAGACGCAAATGCCAACGACATCGACTCGCTCTGGAAACGTTACGATGAACTCGTAGCTGCTGACCTCGATGACCAGACCGCAGAAGGTCAGGAGCTCCGCACTGCAATCTTGGCGTTCATCGACGCTAACGGTCTTGAGGTTAAGGTTGGTCGCAAGAAAACCAATGAGGACATCCTCAACGAAATCGAAGATGAATTGGCTGCTATTGCCGATGAAGCAGATGAGGATGAGGAACCTGCTAAGCCCGCTTCAAAGCGTAAGCCTGAACCCGAACCTGAAGCTGACGATGAGGACGATGACGAGCCTGAAACACCAGCTGACGAACCGGAAGACGATGAAGATGATGAACCGGAGGAACAGCCGGAACACGCATCTCGTCGCCGCAGCCGCAACGATGACACTAACGAACCTGCTGTTCGTGGAAGCCGCCGTGGAGCTCGTCCTCCTCGCCGCCGTGACTAATCTCAACATCACTAATTAAAATGTTCGCCCAGTATTGTCTGGGCGGGCATTTTCCTAACATCCTCTACATTATGTTGAAATGCTTTCCATGTGCGTTGTTGATAAATGACATTCACGTCAGCAAGGACAATATCGCAGAGTTCCATAAAAACTGGGATGAAGCTCTTGAGATTTGCAAGGCTAACAAAATCCAATACTTGATTGTTGGTGGCGATATGTGGCTCTCGCGTAGTGCGCAAACATTGGCAACGCTTATTGCCGTCAGAGATGCAATCCTGAAGGCAACCAAAATATATGACTTGTATGTGGTTATTGCAAATGGCAATCACTGCAAAGTTAATCAGGAAGATATTGCAGGCTATAGTCATATCTTCTCAGACTACGAATCGGTCGAAGTGGTAAACGAGTTTACTTCGATTGAACTTTCGGACTCTACTTCAATATGGATTATGAGCTACTTCCCTGAGAATGGTTCGTTCATCCAGCATTATGAAGCGGTTAAAGCCCATCTTGAAGGACACCGCAGCGCTTATAATGTCTTATATATCCATGAAGGTATTAGAGGTGGCTTAGCAGCACCCAGTGACGATGAGCTACCTGCTAATTTGTTTAGCGATTTTGATGCTACTTTTGTAGGCCATTACCACAATCGTAAACGAGTACCAGGCACCAACATTGAATATATTGGCGCTTCTCGTCAGCACAATTTTGGTGAAGATGAGGAAAAAGGCTACACCATACTTAATTCAGACGGTTCGATCAAGTTTGTCAAGAACGAGGTCAACCAGCGTTATCTCGTTCTTGAAGTTGATATTGCAGATATGGACGATGGCTTTATGGCTCGTTTAGCAGAAATTAAAGCAGACAGCCGATACAAGGTCAAAGTACGTATCAAATGTGACTCAGCTCAGTCATCTTCTGTCAATAAGCAGAAGCTGGCAGAATGTGGCGCAAATAAAATTGAGCTTGTGACAGAGCAAACCGAAGTGATGAACACCAATCATCAAGCCATCACTCAGAAGTTTGACAAGTCCGGCATTAAGGAAGAGTACACTAATTTCTGTGCTCAGAAATCAATCGACAATCAACTGGGACTCCATTATCTCGAAAAACTGAATTAAGTATGTGGCACTTAAAATCCATTCACGCTAACAATCTTTGCTCTTTCCTGGAGATGGATTACACTCTCAAGCAAGGAGAGGCAACACTTATCTTTGGTAACAACTTGGATAGCGATTCCCAGAACTCTAATGGCTCTGGTAAATCAGCCCTTATTGAAGCCATCGCTATCGCATTGACCGGTGAGCCTTTACGCAAGGTCAATGTCGATGAGATTATTAACGATACACAGGACGAAGCAGCTATTTCTGCCGTTCTGACCAATGACACATTAGGAGAGCAAATGACTATCAATCGTAAGCTCTCTCGTAAACAGCCTCAACTCATTCAAATTCTCAAGCAAACCGGAGAATTTGATAACGAGGTTGAAGAAATTAGTCAAGCTACTGTTGCGGATTACAACAAATATATCCTCGATCAACTTGGTTTGACTAAGGATGATATATTTGCGAACTTTATCCTAACAGCTCGTAAATACAAATCTTTTCTTTCCAGCTCTGACAAAGAGAAGAAAGAGATTATCAACCGCTTCAGCAACGGCGTATTGGTAGATGAGTCTATCGAAGAACTTCATACCGATATGGCGCCGGTTCAAGAAGAATTGAACAAAGCTGAAAAAGAGGTAGCTACATGCACAGGTAGAGTTGAGGCTCTTGCAGGTGAGATTGAAAAGGCTATCAACGAGTCAGCAGAACGTAAAGCCACTAATGCTTCCAGAATTAAAAACTGGGAGGACGCTATTGTTGCAAAGCGTTCAGAAATTCGCTCAGTATCGGATAACATCGCTAAGGTCGAAGATAGTTTAGACTCGCTTGACGCTCTTGATGCAGCCATGCAAAAATTAGAGAAAGGCAAATCTGATGCTAACGAGGCTCTTGAAACAATCAACGAGCAATTCAAGGCAAATGATTTAGCGTTGACTACCGATTACGCTCGTGAAATTGTTGTTCTCCACTCTCAGTACGAGCAGGCTCAAAAGGCTGCTGAAGAAGCCAACCAAGAGATTAAAAAGCTTCAGACCGCTTTGGAAGACGCTGAAAAGGAGCGTGACCAAGCTCTTAAAACTCTCAACGCAAAGTTCAATAAGAACAAAAAAGACAGTGAAGATTGTGCCAGCAGTCTATCTAAGCTTTCTACTGAGGTGCGTGAGCTTCAGAAAAAAGCGGATGATTTAACTGCTGAGCGCACATCTACAAAAAGTCTGTGCATGACGCTTTCAAACCAATTAGCCGGCGTTATTGAGTGTCCGAAATGCAAGCACGAGTTTATACTCAACTCTCAGCTTGATGTTACAGACGCTCGCCATAAACTCGACACTCTCCAAGAAGCCTTGCGTCAAATCGCAAACAAGATTGAAGAGAATGAGGCAAAGTATAACAAGGTTGTGGCTGATGGCAAGAAACAACGTGAAGCAGAAGTTACTCTTGATGACGAGCGTCGTGCTCTTAACCAAGAGAGCCGCGACATCGCTGCTAAATATGAGGCTGCTGCTAATAAGTGCGCTGATTGCTCTAAGAAGGTTGACCAGATTAGCGCCAGCTTGAAAGACGTTCAAAACAAGATTTCGAGAATCCGCAAACGTATCTTTGATGATGTGTTTGAAGTGATTGACGAAGCTTACAAACGTCGTGAGGCTACTATCAAATCGTATGAGGAAGATATTGAAACTCTCAAAGGCTCTATCTCATCGTTTGAGAACGCCATCCAGCAAGCTAAGAGTGCATCTGAAGAAGATATGCTCATCTCTCTCAAAGAAAGTCAAGAACAATACCAAAAGGAGCTTCAGACCGCTATCCAAGCTAAGAATGAGGTAGAAGGTCGCTTGAATGAATTGCAAGCTCAGGAAGCCACTTTTGTAGAGTTCAAAACCTATCTTGCAAATACAAAAATCAACGCCATCTCCCAGATAACCAATGAGTTCCTGGAGACCATTGGCAGCGATATACGAGTTGCGTTGTCCGGATACACAGTGCTTAAATCCGGCAAAGTACGCGACAAAATTTCCGTATCACTTTTACGTGACGGTGTGGACTGCGGTTCATTTGAAAAGTTCTCAGCTGGAGAACGAGTACGAGTTGAACTTGCCAGCATCCTAAGCATGAACCAGTTGACGAATATGAACTGCGAAGATGGGAAGGGTTTGGACCTTCTTATCGCTGATGAAGTTCTTGATAGTGCCGACGAGCAAGGTCTCGCCAGTGTATTCAAAGCACTCAATAAAACACAGCTCACTTCATTAGTGGTTAGCCACGGTTTGACAAACGAAGGCTACCCCAACAAAATTACTGTAGTTAAAAGTAATGGGGTATCCTCTATTTATGAAACCAATCACATCATCTGAACGATTAAATCGAAACCAAGTTGCAGCCCTGGACATCGCAACTCACACAGGATTTTTCTGCTTAAATGAGCGAGGTACTTGGGATTTCACCGAGTCCATGCGCCGCAACAATAATAAGCAACACAAAGCCTTTCGTGACACCTTAATTGATTTTATTCAACGCAATGACATCAAACAAATAGTCGCCGAGGACGTTAGTGTAAACAATCATTTCACAGACACCAGAAAACTGTCTGAATTTCGTGGAATTTTATTCGAGGTGTGCGACACTCTCGATCTTCCGGAGCCTGTCTTTATTAATCCTATGACTGTCAAAAAGTTTGCTACTGGAGACGGTCACGCTAAGAAGGACAAGATGATTCAATTCTGTAAGCTCCGATGGCAAATTGAGCCCGGCGACGACAACGAGGCCGACGCAATACACATATTCTTTTGTTACATCAAGCGTTTTAACCTCTGAAATCATGCAACGACCAATCACGAATCACAGTGTTTCACCGGTACCATCGAAAGAAGTAAAGAAGCATAAGAAAGCTCTAAATGCTCATCTGAAGGAATTTTTTAAGCTACTTGACTCTCGTCCCAAACCGACAACAGAGACAATCCGAGCTGAGTTCATAAGACATGAAGCGGAGTGGCATCTCTACTGCGCTAAGCATCGTCTTGGGGCACGTTTAGCAGAGTTGTTCAACGCTAACGTGTCACTCGAATGGGAACGAAAGTACACTGCCCAGCAGAACCAGTAACTGATCCGGAGAGTGACCCCGAAGTAATTGCTCGCAGGACAGCGCTATTTAACAAGTACATCACGCCATTCATCAACATGATATTTAAGCTTGTTGTGCGATATTCAAATAGCCCTGATAACGTTGAAGAAAACTATTCTGAGGTGTTGGTAAATTTCTATCGTTACATTGAAACTTACGACCCCAGCCGTCCGATTCGAACGTGGATTCACATTTGCGTTAAACGACAGGTTTTTGCCTGTGAACGCCAACGTCAAGCCCACAATAATAAGGACTACGACAACGACATTGAGGATTACGAGGAAGAACTCTTTGCTGATGACCACATCAGCAGTAACATGCTTGGTGTGGATAACTGGAGAGAGCTATACAGTGCCGATATAGTTTCAGTGCTGGATGAGCTCAAACCACGTCATCGGGATGCTCTAATTCTGCAAGAAGCAGGATACTCTTTAAAGGAAATTGCGGAGATTGAATATGCTAAAGGTTCACTGAAAACTCCGAACATCGAAACGATTAAAAGCCGACTTAGATTGGCCCGACAACACTTAAAAAACAATATCACAAGAGATGGTAAACGAATACCTCGTCAAGCAGACGCTGAAGATGTTCCATGAGATTGCGTCTAAGCTTATCCACCCAGGTTACAAGCTCCCCCAAGGCGGGGAGCCAACCAGGGTGATACGCACGGCATTGCAACGATTGGAAAAACAATATGGGGCGCTTACAGGACAGCGTATCGTGGACTACGTGATATGTTCGGCTCATGCTTTCAAAGACCGTGGGTCTAATTGGAAGCTGAACCAAGTGTTCGGACCGAAATCTATGGAACGGTTCAACACCGATAAGGGGCGTGTCTATTACGAGAATAAATGGCTGAGCGGTGTAGATTTGAGCCGCAACGATTTATTGGCTATGATAGTGGACCGCAGCGAACATCCGAAAGCAAAGTATGTCTTGGTTCCCAGCGAAGAAGGGACAAAGATGAGATTGCTCAACCGTGAAGTAGGATTTGTCATTTGCCAAACTTCTACTTTAGGTTGGTCTCCGCTTTCTGAGGCTTGTTCCCAGTGCAATTTTATAGAAAAATGTAAAGTAGAAACGCAAAAAAAATTCCCGGAGATATACCGGTTAAGAACAGAATATGTCAGCAAGTAATAAAACAAACGTACTATCAGAGGCTTTCATCGAAGACCTGTTCATCACATGTATCGAGGATAGCTACATTCTTTCAATGGTATGTGAGTATCTGGAGGAGGAACATCTTCCGGACAGAAATACAGCTGCTGTTTTGAAGGCTTTTAAGGACTACTATAGGGAGTATCGCCGTGTTCCCAACTACTCTATCATCCAGCAAAAACTGGCTGGTAAGAATGGTGCTCTCAGGTTCTGGAAGGAAGCGTATGATGATGGAGAAGCGTTTGATACCGATGAATGTCTTGGATTGCTGGAAGAATATTTGAAACGAGTTGAATTTCAGAAGGTATATAAGAAAGCCGGCGAAATCTACAACCGTGACGGACTTGAAAATGCTCAGACAGAACTATCTAAATACATTGATTGGGTTCGCACATTTTCATTAACAGAATCGACATTTACCGATGTGATTAACACGTTTACATCACGTCACATTCAAAATAGAGCTAAGAATAATGCTCGCGGTGCAATCAGGGCAATTACCAGATTCTACATCGACGAGCTCGATCATCTCAATCAAGACCGTGACTTACGTGGTCAGCTCTCTTGCATACTTGCCCCGACCGGCGTAGGTAAGAGTCACGCATCACGATGGATTGGGTCTCAGGCATGTATCGACGGATTTAACGTACTGCATTTCCAGCTGGAAGGTAGCCGTGAGGAAGTTGAAAATGCCTACTCCGCAGCGCTCGTAGCTTGTAACGCTTATAGTTATGAGAAAGGTTTTATCAAGGATAAGGATATGGACGAGTTTGCTAAGGAGATTGAAGATATTGCCGGCAAGTTGTTCGTGCGTAGTTATCCTAAATTTAACCAGCATGTATCGACTATCAATATCAAGGAAGCCATTGCAGAGTTCCGCAAGAACTACAATGTGAAGCCCGACATCATTATCATAGACTCGATGGACCTGCTTACGGACTCATCAGGTCGCAAATATGGTGATAGCGGTGAGCGTTTGAAACGTATTGCAGTTGCCAATGACCTTAAAGATATTGCCAGCGAGGAAGAAGTCTGGGTGGTGACAACATATCAGGCCCGTATCGAAAATCCTGATTGGGTTAATGATGAGAAAAATGTATTGACTGAGTATTCTTCATCAGAGGCAAAAGGTATTGCTCAGCCGATGACTCACCTCATCACGCTTAACCAGTCAGCTAACGAGCGCAGAGAAAAGACCATGCGTATTCACATAGCAAAGAGCCGTTTCTTCACGAAAGGAGATACGTTCAAAATTGCTACCGATTACGACCACGAGAGATTTTTTGACCGTCAACGAACCGCTAACTTATAAAGACAAGGCTTATGTACATTAGTAAGGAAGAAAAGGATTACTTAATACGTGAGCTCCAAGTAGAGCTTCACGCAAGGTTAGATGGCGGTCGTAAGAACCTTATTGTGCCTGAGTGTCCTTATTGTGGCAAATCAGGAGGCAAGTTCGGCATCTACGTCGGTCCTGAAAAAAACAACAAGATATTCGGCATGGGGCATTGCTTTTCATGCGGTCATACTTGCAAAGACCTCAATCGTTTACTTGAGGATATTGGTCGCCCGGATTTGCAAATCAAGGAAACCGCTCAGTTTACACCGATAGAAGTACCGGAGTTTTTCGGACTGGAAGAAGATGAGATTGACGATGAGCTTGCAGTGATAGAAATGCCTGAGTCATGGAAACGCTGCTATAAAAATCCATATCTTAAATCTCGTGGCTTTACGGTTGATGATTACGCTTACTTCCCAGTTGGTACTACTCGTGGATTAAACTTCAAGTTTGACAATTATGTGATATTCCCTATCTATGACAACAACGACATTGTAGGCTATGTTGCACGCCATACTTGGAGCAAGGATGAGATTGATGCCCATAACGTGAAAGCAAAACTGAACGGTAAGTATCAAATTCGTCGCTACAATAACAGTATTGAGAACGATTTCGTCAAGCTACTCTACAATTATGACGCGGTTATCGAAGATGAAACCGACACCGTAATCTTGGTAGAGGGTGTGTTCGATGTTATTGCTCTCACACGAAAGCTGGAGCTGTACGACAATCATCGAATTGTTCCGGTATGCACATTCGGAAAGAAGATTAGTGACACCCAGATTTATAAATTGCAATCTAAGGGTGTGCGAGATATAATAGTTGGCTACGATACTGATGCTTCAGATGCAATTAACGTAGCCGCTGACAAATTGAACGAGTACTTTGAGAACGTATTAATCGCAAAGCTCGTAGGAAAAGGCAAGGATTTCGATGAGGCTGATTTTTGGGATATATATGACGCCTTTGCCTATAATCTTTATACACCAATCGAATATAAATTGAGCAACGTCGATGGCAAAATCTAATCGCATTAATGAGTTATACGATTGGCTGGAGCATAACAAAATCCAGTATTCGCAAGTAGATGCTGATGTCATAGAGATACCGGAACTTGGTAAGGCGTATTTCCAAGACACCCAGCGGTCAACCTACAATTCAATATTCAGAAAGGATCAAGCAGGAGAGCTGATATTTAACAGCCTCGTGCGTCCTGAAGAATTGCTAAATGACGGCATCGAATACATCATATTCAAGTTTGGTGACAACTTCTATTATCACAACGTTAACAAGGAGTTTGCACTGAATATTCTCAAGTATGTTGGCGAGCGCACGCCACTCCAGCATAACGTTCCATTCGTTCATCTGGGCGTACATACTCCGTTTGAATTGCTGAACGGTAGCTTTATGCCTGAAGAATGGATACGTAAGGCTAAATATCTTGGTCACACCGCATTAGGCGTATGTGATTACAACACTATGGCGGCTTGCTTCATATTCCAGAAAGAATGTGACGCAGCCGGCATTAAGCCAGTGTTTGGCTATTCTCTGACAGTTGATTGCGGGGATTATAAGTTTGGCGCAAAAGTATATGTGCAAACTCAACGAGGCTTCCGCAATCTTCTCAGGATACAGAAGGCTATCATGGTTGACAACGTAGAAGAAAAGACTATCAGCATTGAGGAGTTGCTTAACCGTGCTGAAGGAAACGCTCTTGTACTTGACAAATACACGCCCACTTCGCTGAGAGATAATCTTGACCTGATGCCAACGCTAACTGAAGCGTTTGACTCTATCTTCTATCAAGTGGACCTCTCAGAATACAAAGCTGAGCGCATTGACATCAGAGTGCTTGAGGCTACCAAAACTTATTTCCACGAATGGTATAAGAACGCAAACATGCCACGTCCTATCTTGCTTAGCGATAGCTACTATCTTGATAAGGACGATGCTAAGAATAAGATTATTCTCAACAAGGTAGCTGATGGTGCAGCGCATGAGCAATCAGACGACCAGTATTTCAAAGATGCTGATGAGCATTTCGCTTTGTTTGAGGCTCTGTTTGGCGATACTTGGGATGAAGTTGCAATCTTTAATGAGTGCGCTCAAAACACATTTAAGATTGCTGACAATGCCGTTGGTCGCATGGATACCACCAGGAACTATATGCCGCGATATGACTTAACTCCTGAAGAAGTTGAAAAGTATGGCACAGCGCATAATATGTTCACACAGCTGTTGGAAGAAGGCTTACAAAAGCTTGCTCCTAAAGACCAGATGGATAAGTATCGTAAGCAGATGGAATACGAGAAGTATATCATTGAGTCAACTGACAACGTGGATTATCTTCTCGTCCAGTACGACACCTGTAACTGGGCCCGCAGCAACAACATTTTCGTAGGTTGCGGTCGTGGTTCAGCAGCCGGTTCTCTGCTACTTTACCTACTGGGCATAACGCTTATTGACCCTATCAAGTATGACCTCATCTTTGAGCGATTCTTGCTCCCTGAACGTGCCGGTTTACAACCAGCAGATACTACGGTTATTGGAAACGACATCGACTCTAAAAAGTTCTTCGCTTTGACGCTTGAAAACGGCAAAACTATCAATGTTGATTTTGATGCCGAGTTCATGGTAAAGCGTGGCGGCGAAACTGTCAGAGTGTACGCCGACGAGTTAGAAGAAGGAGATGACATCATCTTCGATAACAAAGATATTCTTTTTACAATCAACGAGTTATAATTATGATACTTACAGACGAAATGAGTCGTGCCTTCCAGATGATTGAAGAAACGACAGACAGCCTTTTCATAACCGGCAAGGCTGGCACCGGGAAAACCACATTCCTGAAGTACATAGTTGAACACACCCACAAAAACATTGTCGTAGCCGCTTCAACTGGGATTGCAGCTATCAATGCCGGCGGTGTGACTTTGCATAGACTTTTTAATATCCCATTTGAGCCGCAAGGTCCATACTCTACAATCAAAGGGCATTTGTATCCGGACAAATTCAAACTCTTCAAAATGCTCGACACCCTTATCATTGATGAGGTAAGTATGGTACGCCCTGACGTATTGGACTACGTTGACCGTAAGCTCCGTTTATATCGTATGAACCAGCTTCCCTTTGGTGGCGTGCAGATTGTCATGTTTGGAGACCTGTTCCAACTTCCTCCGGTTATGACTAAGAAAGAGGCTGAAGTGCTTCAGGAGTTCTATCGTGGAAACTATTTCTTCCACTCTTTCGCTCTTAGACAAGCTGGCTTCCAGATTATCGAATTGACACAGGTGTTCCGTCAACAAGACACTCGTTTTGTCAATATCCTTAATCGTATCAGAGAGTATCAGTTACTTCCTATGGATATAGATGACCTGAGCGAACTGAGAGACAGCCGTAAGAGCAAAGATTTTACTTCGCAACATATTCATATCTGCTCATTACGCAAGGATGCCGATGAAATCAACCAGCAAATGTTAGGAGAGGCTACGGATGTGTTCCACGCGGAGTTTAAGGATGACTTTAGCTCTAAGAACGCCCCGTGTGACGTCGAGCTGAGATTGCGTGAAGGGGCTCGTGTTATGACATTAACCAATAACGCAAGCCTTGGCTATTACAACGGTTCGATGGGCACAGTTACCAGTATCGCTTCAGATAAGATCGGTGTTCATCTTGATTCCGGACTTGATGTTATGATCGAGCCTTACACATGGGTCAACCGCGAGTTCAAAGTGCAGGGCAACGAAATCAAGACTATTCAAAAAGGAAGTTGCACTCAGTTTCCTCTCGCTTTAGGCTGGGCAATAACTATCCATAAAAGTCAGGGATTGACGTTTGACAATATCATCATTCACTGTCCCTATGCGTTTGCGCCGGGTATGCTCTACGTCGCCCTCAGTAGATGCACTTCTATGGACGGTATCATCACTGACTTTTTTATCAGTCGCAGAGCAATCAAAGTTGACAACGAGCTTCTGGCTTTCAACAAGGCTTGCCAAGCTAATAATAACAAGTTCAATCTGGACGTATATCGCGCCCTTTGTAGATATATGGGTTATGAAGATAACGAAGATCAAACGCTATAATGCTTCATCGCCAGCTAAAGTATTAGACTGCTTTGTTGAGCAAGGATATGTGAAAGCGGAACACGGTGCGCTTCCTGATGTGGATAATGATTTTCAATCAGATAAACGTCAGGAAGTTAAAGAATATATCGAAAGACGGTATAATCACGACAATAAGCAACGTGTATTCTCAGCTGGTACATTCACAACTCTGAAGGCAAAGGCAGTGATTAAAGATGTGGCTCGTACCATGCGTATTAGCCCATCATTAGTCAACTATCTCACAGCTATCTTTGAAGATGACAATGCTACTTACACTGATATTTTCAAGCTGGCTGCAACCAACCGCAAGGTGGCTAAATTCGTACATGATTACCCTCAGCTGTTTGAGAGTATCCGCACGCTAATGTTCCAGCCTCGTTCAAGTTCTGTTCACGCTTCAGCACTTCTCGTTACTCCTGACGAAATGGACGGCGAAGATGTTGAGTGCTTTGATTTCGTGCCTATTAAAAAAGTCGATGACATTCTTGTCAGCGAAAACAGTGGTTATGACTTGGATGAGCTTGGACTGCTGAAGAATGACTGCTTGGCTACCAAGGAATTATCTAAGCTTCACCAGACATTTGACTTGGTTAACGAACACTACGGCGCAAATCTCACAATGGAAGCAGTAGTGGAAAGCGACCTTTCAGATGAGCGCACCTATGAGCTGCTTCGACAAGGCTATACGCAAAACGTCTTCCAGCTTTCTTCAAGAGGCATGACAAAGTTCCTTATTGAAATGCAGCCGACTTGTATCCATGACCTGATTGCCGCCAACGCATTGTTCCGTCCGGCAACATTGGAAAATGGTTCTACTGAAGCGTATGTGGACCGCAAAAAAGGATTAGTAGCACCGACCTACATGTGGGGAACTTATAATGCTCTGAAGGATACGTTTGGACTAATTTCATTCCAGGAACAAGTAGCCCAGATTGCTCGTGAGGTTGGCAACTTCTCGTTAGGCGAAGGTGTGAAGCTCGTCAAATTCATTTCCAAAAAGAAGACTGAGAAAATCCAAGCTATGCGCGAGAAGTTCTTAAAAGGAGCTGAAGTAAACGGATGCCCGATTGACGACGCTATTGCAATCTGGCAGCAGATCGAGGCGTGTGGTTCGTATCTGTTCAACAAATCTCATGCAACCGCCTACGCCGTGACCTCATACATCGGCGCATATCTGAAAGCTCAATATCCAACCGCTTTCTATACGGTTGCGCTTGAGTGGGCAGACGATAAGGAACTTATTCCTATCATGTCAGAAATGGAAGCTTGTAGTGAGGCAAAAGTGGTTGCGCCTGATATTAACAAGAGCGCAATGAACTTCTATACTGATTACGCTACCAATCAAATCTTCTGGTCTCTTTCCAGAATTAAAATGGTTGGTACGAAAGCCGTTGACTGGATTATCAACGAGCGAGAAAAGAACGGCGAGTTCACCAGCATTATCAACTTTATTGAGCGCGTTTTCAAATACAAACTCAAGAAGTACCAATACTGGGATGACCCGGACAATGAGGATGAAGTTCAACGCTGCCCGGTTAATGCCCGTCACGTCCTTAATCTCATTCTTGCCGGCTGTTTCGACAAAGTTGAAAATGCGTTCTCAGTTGTAGAACGATTTGCTATCGTTGAGAAAGCCGCTGAAGCACTTGGCTTTGAAATCAAACAAAAGGATTTTCCTGACGACCTGAGAAACAAGCATTACTTCTGGTCTCAGCAACAAATCAAAGTTTCAGGACTTGGCGCCATCGACTACAAGCGTATTTATGACAACAGTGAGATAAAGGCTCAAATTAAGGGACGTGCGTCTTACACAACTCTGAAGGAAACCCTCAACGATGATAAGGACGGTCGCAAAGCCGCCATTGCTGCTACTATCGTTGAGATTGAAGAAAAGAAGTTCACCAGCAAAAAGACCGGTGAGCAAGAAACATTCGCAAAGGTCACTCTCCAGCAAAACAACGACATGGCAGAGCTGGTGATATGGCCCGAAGAATACCGTAACGTCCGTGCCATATTGACCGGAATGAAGAACAAATTGATAATCTGCATGGCTCAAATCAAGTACAGCGAGTACGTGGGCCATAATAATCTCATGCTGACACGTAACCAATTAGTTGAAATAATATGACAAAGACAATAGTTTTCCGACCCACAATCGTATGCGTTGTAGGCCCTTCAGGAGCAGGTAAAACAACAATGGCCCGCTTCATCGAAAAGACGCTTGGCGTTCAAATGCTCGTTTCATACACAACTCGCCCAAAGAGAGCAAACGAGATAGATGGTGTAGATCATGTTTTCGTAACCGAAGCGGACATGCCATCTCAGGACCAAATGCTCGCTTACACCGAGTTTGGTGGCTATCATTACTGGATGCCAATCAAAGACGAAATGTTCACAGGTCTTGGCGTACTTACTTATGTCATTGACGAGAAAGGTATGCAGACACTGAAAGAACGTTTCTCTGAAGATTTTGAAATCGTCAGTCTGCTCATCAAACGAGACGCTGACCTGCTCGTGCAACAAGTAGGTGAGGAGCGTGTAAGACGTGACCTTGACCGTATCAGCATACCTGAGAGCGAATATGATTATGTCATCACAAACAACGCTCGTATCGAGGATTTCCTCGCAGATTCATTTCTAACATTCCAAAAAATCATAAAGTAATGGCAGCACCTAAAGAAGAATCACCCGTATTGGTGGCATTTACACTTGACTTTGAAACCGGTAGTCTGGATTGCCAAACCGGAGCTTGCACCCAGATTGCCATTCACGCCACCCGTCTTGACACATTTGAAAAGATTGGCTCATACGTCAGCTATATCTTACCCTACAATCGCAAGGAAGTAGCCGGCGCAACTAAGAAACGTAAAGTGCTTAAATCGGTGTACGACAATGAGCCTGAATCAATGGACTACACCGCTGATGCGCTCAAATACTCAGCTATTACGATGGAAATGCTGGAGACACAAGGCAAACCGATTGAAGTCGTTGCTCAGGAAGTCTATCAGTTCATCGTTGACAACACTCCGAAAGTTCCGCGTAACTTCAAGCCGTTCCTTATCGGTCAGCACGTGTACTTCGATGAGGGCTTCTTCTGTCAAATGATGGAGTATGCAGGCATGATGGAAAAAGTCAAAAAAGTCCTCCGTGGCGATAAAGACTTCTACGGAAACTGGCACCCGCTCTGTCTCGACACGATTGCACTCGGTCAGCTTGCGCTTTGCCACAACCCTAACGTAGGCTCATACAAGCTGGAAATCATGTGCGAAAACCTTGGCATTGAACTGGATGACGCTCACGATGCCGATGCTGACGTATCCGCAACTACCAATGTGGTTGCAGTTCTCACCCAGCGCATGAGAAGCGTAGGCGGTGAATATGAAGGCGATGACCTCGCTATGTCTAAAGCAGAAAAGTCACGTAAACATTTCAAAATATAGAGCTATGGCAGAAGAAGAACAAATCCAAGAAGGAGTTTACTCCAAGGTTAATGAACCGACGGTCAAGTTCAAATTAATCTCTGACCGTATCATCCGTGAAGTTATCAATGCCGAAACCAAGCAAACGCTGGTTCACATCTCAGGTTATGACCTACAAATCAACTTCAACATGCAGTTCCTGAAGTCGGTTGAGGACGTAGAAGCCGCCTGTGAGGGCATAGCACAGCTTTTTAGGGATATGATTATGACCCAATTACTCAAAGGTAATAAACAATCCGAGTAAAAATCCACTATTCGTTAATGAAAAGGATGTGTACTTGATGCGTCCTTTTCATTAACTTAAATAGTGAATTACAATGGAAGCTAAAAATACTCAACTCACTGAACAAGAAATACTGTTCTGTGACCTCTACGCAAACGGCGAGGCTCCCTTTGGTGGCAACGCTGCAAGATGTTATCAGGAAGTATTCAACGACCATACAAACAGAGCTAAAAGCCATGCTACGACAATGTTATCCCGCCAAGAGATTCAGGACTACCTGAAATCTCTTGACGAGTTAACTTATGAAGAAGCCAAGTACATGAAGACTTTTCTTCGTGAGAACCTGATGGGCATTATCAAAGAGTGCTCAACTGCGGAATATCGTGACCGTCGAGGCACGCTTCTCTCCCCAGCAGCTCTCCGTAGTGTAGCCGTCAGCGGTATTAAAGCTCTGATGGACCTTTACCCGGTTAAAGAAGCATCGGTAAGCAAACTGAGCATTGACGGTGCCGGCGAAGGAGGCATTACTTTCAACGTGATTATGCCAGAGCAGTCTAAATCAGAAGCAACGGAGAAATAAGCCATGTTGGAAACCATCTTAGCAATAATCGGAAGTTTGGGTGGCATTACAGGCGTAGTGTCGTTGCTTTATGTAAAGCAAGAGCGCAAATCTAAGGAGCTTGATAACCAAACAAAAGACCTTGACAATGAAGCCAAGCAATCTGAGGAGTGGAAGAAGCTCTATGATGAAGAACGCGCTTGCTTACAGAAAGCCAGACAAGACTACGACAGTACCATCAAAGAAAAGGATACAAAAATTGATGAGCTGTTTGACGAAATATCAAATCAGCGCAATCAGAAGGTAGAACTACATAATCAAATTGCATCAATGACGGTCGAGCTAACCAAACTAAAGATGCTTAAATGCGAAGTAGCTAATTGCCCGAACCGTAAACCGCCCACAGGGTATTAATATGAAACCAGGGGACACTATTCTCATTCTGCCTTCCGTGTCTCTAACAAATTTGAGACTGGAAGCATTAGTTGGGTTGAACGCAACAATCGTTGAGATTAATGGCAACTTTGACGACATCAAAGGCTGCTGGGTAGAACTCCCAGGCACATATCTTGGAGAACGAGAATGGTACATTCCCTATAATTCCATAGGTATATGAAATTCAACTCATTCCTGGGCGGTTGCTTAACCACTATCGCTGTGGTTGGAGCAGCCGCTTTCTTTTACAACCAATGTCACCAGTCGTCAGTAGCAACTCAGGTCGAGAAAACTACTGGCGTAAAAGTTGACACCGTTATCAGATTCATTGACACACCCATACCGAAAGATAGTTTAGTCCTTCGGTATGAAACTGTCAAAGTGCCTGTTAACGACACTACGTACATATCTGCTGAACACGCTTTCCCTGATACGCTAACTGTTTCAATTCCAATCACCCAGAAAATCTATCAAGACTCTACGTATCAGGCTTGGGTAAGTGGATATAAATCTTCACTTGATAGCATCAAAATCTATCAACCGGTGACAACGATAACCAACACAGTCACAAACACTGCCGTCCAGTATAAGGCGAAACGCTGGGGTGTTGGTGTGCAGGTTGGGCTTGGAGTAACGCCTTCTAAGATTGAACCGTACATTGGCGTCGGCGTTACATACAATATTTTTTCGTGGTAAACTAACCCACGTAAATAAATTACTTTCTATTCTTTAACGAAAACAACATTCAAATATATGAAGATACTCATCGACAACGGACACGGAGCTGAAACAAAAGGAAAATCATCTCCCGATGGCAAGCTTAGAGAATATGCGTGGGCACGTGAAATTGCCAAGCGCGTAGAGGCTAAGTTGGTCGCATTGGGCTATGATGCTCAGCGTATCGTCACTGAGGAAAACGACATCTCCATAAATACCCGTATTAATCGCGTCAATGCTATCTGTAAGACCACTGGCGCTAAGAATGTGCTTCTCCTTTCCATTCATAACAATGCAGCCGGTAGTGGTCAATGGATGACCGCTCGTGGTTTCAGTGCTTTTGTATCTAAGAACTCTTCCAGCAACTCTAAGAAATTTGCCGCGCTTCTCACTGATGAGGCTATTGCTCGTGACCTTATGGGCAATCGCTCAATCCCATCCGGCAAATATTGGACTTGGAGCTGGACTACTTCAGACATCGGTATCTTGAAGGGTACTAACTGTCCTGCGGTACTTACTGAGAACCTGTTTATGGATAACCAAGAAGATTGCGCTTATCTGCTTTCTGAAGCCGGCAAGGAAACTCTCGCCGACCTCCACGTACAGGCAATCGTGAAATACGTCAAATCACTTTAATTAATAACAATATGGAACTCAACGTTATTGACCGCATTTACATTCCCACTATTCTCCCAACAGAGAATACATTCATGGACTTCAACATGAAGCGGGAAATCATCAAGAAAGTTGCGCTTACCGCCGAGGACGCAAAAACTTATAACATCCAGGAAGACGTGGAAAACAAGCGTACAACCTGGGACATCAACAAGGACCGCGAAAATCCGCTCGTTGTTGACTTCTCAAAGCAGGAGTTGGAATACCTCAAAGCAGCTTGTGAAAAACTTGCTGACAAGCCCGCTCCAGACAATCTTTGGGCTACCGTAGAAAAAATTTACGCTGCTGTGCAAGCCTCTGCATAAAGGCATACCTTGATCCTTTTATTTCCATAAGCCGAAACCGTGTTCAATTCAATTTGGGCACGGTTTCATTCATTTTCATAGTTCCATGCCAGCCCCTGATTATAGCCGTCATGGTAGCCATCTTCATAGCCTTCCATATAAGCCGCTGCAAATCCTGGGTATGTTGGCTCATCATTATAGTAGTAGCCAAATTCCAGATGATGAGTAGCGTCAGTATAGCCTTCTTGTTCGCCGTTAATATAGCCCTCGTCATACGCTTCTTGCTCTGAGGTGAAACGATTATCATCTGAAGATTTTGCTGGCGTTGCAGGGGCTTCTACGGGCTTCTGGACGGTATCTACAACTACGACGCTATCTGCCGGCTCGCTGATGGAGTCGGAAACCTGCGTCTGTTCTGTCTTTACGCTCCCAGTACAAGCGGTTAGCACGAGAGACAATGTGGTGAGATAGAGAGTTTTCATATCGCAAATATAATAATTTTTTCTGGATTTTCACCCATTTGAAGATTGTCATCTCTATTCTTCAATGTAATAAACCAAACTCTATATGAATAAGAAGAAACGAGAATTTGACAACACTACCCCTACAAGAGCGGTAGGTTTCCTGGTTTGGTTCAGAAACCAATACCAGCTATGGACCAACGACACCTTTTACAAGATGGCTGAGAAGTATGGTCAGGGCAATTACGGTACATGCCGCAACATGATTTTGGAATTGGCAAAAGCCGGTTACATCAAAATCTGGACGGATGGTGGTCGCCGCCGTCGCTACTATCTCGACCTCAAAAAGTACAATGAATTAGTTCACCCTCATGTTTTCCAACGTTATGATCCCAGGACTAAAACCACCTACGAATCTTAAAATTGACTTCGCGCCTTCGCCTCGTCAATACTCCGTCTGGAAGAACCTGCAACCGGAGTGCCCGGTTTGCGGCGGTACGGTACGTCAAGTACAAAACGGAGTCGATAGAAATGGCAATCCAACATACATATCTGTATGCCAAGATTGCGGCAATGACAACATTCCCCAAATAATTTTATGTGGAGGAGCTGCCGGCGGCGGGAAAATGACCTCACTTAACAGCCTGATTTGCACGCCGTTTGGCTTTAGACCGCTGAGAGATTTAAAAGTTGGTGACATTATCACCAACCCAACTACAGGCGGTCAACAACGAGTTCTTTGGATACACCCAAAAGGTAAACATCCATTTTACCGTGTACATTTTGTTGACCAAACATACACTGAATGTTCAGAAGGTCATTTATGGAGAGCGCATCAGAGTCGCAAAAAGTCAAAATTAGCCAAGCGCTATCCAGAACATTACGCTGAATATGGAGACGATAAAATTTGGTCCACAAAGCAAATGTATGAATGGTACCAGCGAAAAAAGAATGGTGTGAATGAAAGCAACAATCTAATCATTCCGCTCACTAAACCTGTGCAGTTTACTCTTGGCAATAACGATCCTCTATTGATTGAGCCGTATATATTAGGCGCAATTATTGGTGATGGATGTATCGCAAATAGCTGCATATCCCAAGGTGTTGTTGAAATGATTACAATGGACGAAGAAATCAAAGCCCGTTTTATCAATGCTGGATACGATATGTCTAATTATTACATGAAGCCGAATAACAAGGCTGCGCATTATCGTATTCGCGACGCTAAACTCATTGATTCACTACGTCAGCTTGGCATCGCTGGAAATACCTCCATAAATCACATGATTCCTAAAAGGTATTTATACGCTTCTATCGAAGACCGATTAGAACTTATGAAAGGGCTTATGGATACTGATGGATATGTTGATAACAGAGGGCACATGAGCTATACATCAATCAGCAAGCAATTAGCTGAAGATGTGGCGTTTGTTGTACGCTCTTTAGGCGGTGTCGCAACCATTACAACCAATCCTGCTGGTTATAAAAATGAGAATGGCGAATATATCAAATGTAATGATACATGGGACGTACAAATTCGCATTGAAGAACTGGCGCCAGAATTTGTCGGCTTAACGCGCAAAAAAGAGCGTACCAGATTAACTTTCAATGGTGGCGCTTCCAAACTTGGCAAACGCATTACAGACGTTGAATATATTGGCGAGCAAGAGAGTTTCTGCATCACCGTTGACGACCCGTCAGGACTTTACATCACCGACAATTTCACCGTCACGCACAACTCGTACCTTGGTTCGTGCTGGCTCATCAGTAGCTGCTTGCGTTGGTCCGATATGCGTATGGTTGTCGCTCGTAAAACTCTCAAGAGCTTGCGTGAATCAACTTGGAATACTATCCAGAGTGTAGCGAAATCCTGGGGGCTTGAGGAACAGGTTCACTACAAAATCAATAACCTCTCAGGGGAAATGATATTCTGGAACGGTTCTAAAATCATTATGAAGGAAATGGCGTACTCACCATCAGACCCGGACTATTTACGCTTCGGTTCATCGGAGTTCTCAGGAGGCTTCATTGATGAGGTCGGCGAAGTTGACCAGCGAGGCGTTGACGTTTTGTTCTCCCGTCTCCGTTGGCGAGTTGCCGACACGACCAAAGTGCCCAAGCTCCTGATGTCAACCAACCCGTGTATGGGATGGGTACGCGATAGGTTTGTGCTGGATGAGAACGCAGAGCCGGTGGTTTGCCGCCCCAACGAAATATACATCCCCTTCAGCGTTTACGACAACCCAGACAAGAACTTTGTCAACGCTTACGTTTCCTCGCTGTATAAGATTTCCGACCCCAGCGTAAGAGAACGTCTGCTCTTTGGTAACTGGCTGTATGTCGATGTCAACGATGCTGCCTGCTATTGGAAGTTTGACGGAGCAAAGCACTTGGTTGACGGATTGAAAGAGTCTAAATACGACCCTCTGAAGCCGTTAATCCTTAGCTTTGACTTCAACGTTGCGCCTTACATGAGTTGTTTGGTAGCTCAGATTGATTACGATAACAAGGTGGTTTACATTCTGGAAGAAATTCTCGGAAGACCTGAACAAAAGGAAAACAATACTCCCAAGTTCGCCGAAAAAATCCGAAACCATCTGCTTAATGCCGGTCATGCGGGAGGCGTGGTGGTTACAGGCGACCCAGCAGGATTGTCACGCACAACGACAACTGAAGATGGCGTGAACAACTACACCATTCTGCTTTCAATACTTGACAGCCCTCTGCTTAGACCGAAGAAGAAGCTGCTCAATAAACAACCATCCCAGATTACCCGCTTGGAATTTGTCAACAATATCTTCGATGGGTATCAGGGTTGGAGCATACAAATTGACCTCAAATGTCGCAAGTTGATTGAAGACCTCATCAACCAGCGCAAAGAAATGGACGGTTCCAAGAGCAAGGCGAAAATCATGGACGCCAAGCTTGGAATAAAATATGAACGATACGGACACTTCTCTGACACCTTAGACTACCTTCTTGTACTATTCTTAAATGAACCGTGGAAGAAGTTTAATTCCAGCGGAAGTTCCGGAATAACGACATTCAATGGGACTCCGATATACGGGTCATTTGAATATTAAACGTGATTGATATGTCTCAAAGATTTCTCAATAACAACGACTATATGAGTCAGATTTCGGATGAGCTGTTTAACCAGCTTATCCGAGGTCAGCAAATACGTGTTGAGCAAGCTGAGGAAGCCGCAGAAGCATCAATCGTTGAGTACCTGACGGATAACTATGAGGTGGAAAAGGCACTTCAGGTTGGCAAAAATCTTCGCGAGTATAATTCACGCATCACCTATCCGGTAGGCGTTCATTTCTACTACGAAGGGAAAATTGTAGAGGCGCTTCGGTCTATCAACGGCATTAAGGCACCGGCTTCCAAAGAGTACTGGCGAGAATATGAAGATTTTGACGGCGCACAAGGCAAGTCAGTTTCCCCATACTCTCAGCTGATGAATTATCGACCAGGAGATCTCGTTTTCTTCAGCGGTACGATTTACGAGTGCATGGAATATAACGGGCTGGATTACGCCGACATTCGCATCCCAGGCATTATCGCATGGGAAACGGTTGAAGTATCCGCTTGGGAACCTAATCTGGAGTATGAGCTTTGGAGCGTAGTAGAGTGGGAAGGTCAGTTCTTCGCTTTGATTAGCTTGGATGACATTGACCTTACCGTTAACCCGATGGATTCCGATAATTGGGGTCTTATCGGTAAGTACGACCCAGAATACGAATACGAGTTCAAAGATACAGAATACGTGGAGTTCGACGGTAAAGTTTGGATTCCTACAATGACACCCACCGCCGATAAACTCGTCGAGGGGTATAACTTCAGATACAATGACCCCAGAAATACCAACCTCAAAAAACACATGGTCAAAATCGCGCTATACGAACTGCATAAACTCATCTCGCCGAACAACGTTAGCTCGGCTCGCATCACAGACTATGAGGCGACTATGCAGTGGCTACATGACGCGAACCGTTGCAAAATCAATCCGCAAATCCCAAGAAAGATGGATGAGGAGAAGAAACCGGTCAGCGAAATAGCGATAGCCACCTTCCAGAGCGATTACGACCCAAGAAAAAATCCGTGGCAGATATAGTGCGACCGCCCGGAGCTAACCCGACAAGGTGCGAATCCCGACTATTATGGCCGGGATTCGTTTTGTCTATAGGCGTTTACTCAGCAGCCATCATAAAGGCTTCAGTAAGCTTATCGCGGTTTTGCTGACACTCTCCATTATAATAATGTTGCTGTATCATTTCTATGCTTGTGCCGGCGGCATTAGCAACGTATGATACTGAGAGCCCGTGGTCGATAGCAACGGTTATGGCAGTGTGGCGAAACACGTAGGCATAAAGGTCGAAACGCAACCCAAGTTCTTTGCCGACAACCTTCAGCCATTTATTCAGGAACTCACGGAATTTCTTGAAGGTATAATCCTTGGTCGTGTACTTCTTTTCCTTCTCATCGTCCATGATAGGAAAGATGTAACCGTCCTTAGATTGGCCTTTATACTTATCTATAATCGCACGCATAGCAGGAGTCACCGGAACTTCGACGGGACGGTGCGTTTTCTTGCGTCTAACGGCGATTGTTCCTTTTCTGGTAATATCCCTCCACTTTGCTTTTATCACGTCACAGGGGGCAAAAAACGAGTGAAACATGAACACGCAGAAGTCGTAATAGATTTCCACCATTTTGCGGTCCTTATACTTCGGTGTCAAATCCTGAACGCTGAGGTTGAGGAACATTCTCAGCTCGTCGGCAGAAAGCACATCAGGCTCTCGCATTTCCACTGCATATCTGTCAGGATTGTAATCTACGAACTTGAAATCGCCAATCTGAGTTAGCTGGAAGGAGACATCTCGATCCTTGCTCGCTTTTCCCAGCAGGGCACGAAAACGCTTTGAGTGATGCACGTATGCCTTGCCTTTGGCGAAGATATTGGCAATCTGCACCATCTTGTTGTAATCAAGAGTTGAGAACGGCATTACTTCAAAGCCAGGAATTTCTTTGCGACATTTCTGAAGAAGCTTGTAATACCCCTCAAAATTGCAACCGGCTTTCGCCTTTTCTCTGAGTGTGATTACCTCCAGATACTTGGCTACGGAATTAGAATACTGCTCAACGGTCCAGTCAGCAAGCTCAACAGGCTCGCTTCCGGTGTGGCGGCTTTCATTCTTGTAGTAGTCGGAGATTTGCCTTGCGGTCAGTTCCGGGTGTTCGGTCACGAGTTTCCAGTACACCTGCTTGAACTCGGAAAGGGCTTGGTTGTTTTCTACGTGGCAAGGGGAGTAACCTGAGAACTGTTCCTTGTCAGCTTTCCAGTGTTTGAGGTCAGGAGAACCTTTAAGAAGATACTCCACGTTTTTGTAAAACCGGTCTTTGTTTTCGGAAATTCTCAGGACAAGTGAGCCGGACCGGATAATGATTTTTAATTTCACCATGACTATTCATGCTTTTATGAAAATGATTATGATGAACCAATGAGTCGAGGTGAATCCGGCGTCACAAATTTTGCACACTCGAAGTCAAGATTTCGGCGATTGCACACCGTTTTTGCCTCAAAAATGCACACTCGGAAATTTCGACTTAACAGTTTCCGTGTCCTTTTGGACTCAATTAGATGTCTTGATTTTCAAAGAGTTACCAATGAAATTCGTCTTAACGAAAAACGGCCAAACTTTTCTGTTTGACCGTCGATTGTGGTGCCACCAGGACACGTATTTTTAGACGACGCAAACATCTAATTTCCAAACTATTAGCCTTTGATTTCCTCGCTCAAATGCACAAATTTTGCACACTCGGCTTCAGCAGGACTCTCAGTTGCTGCTGCAAAGATATAACATAAATCTCGTTTTTCCAAATCCGTATAACAAGGTTCATGTCAGCGAAATAATCAAAAATCTCCCGCATTTTCATCTTAACATAAATTATTTTCAATATTGTTGCACATCACACCCCTCAAAAATAGAAAACCCTCTCGTTTCACAACGAAAGGGAAAACCACGTGTAATTAACAACAAACAAGAAAAGAAACAACCTAAAAATCACCCAATACCTTAAAAACTGCCTTGATGTTTCCGGACTGACAATAACGAACAGCGTCATCGTAGTCCAAGTCAACAAACGCAATCATGCCATCAGGTTTTACGCAAAGAAAACGATAGCCAAAGAGATTAGATTCGAGGAGCTTTCCAACTACGATTTCCGTATGAGAAGCGGAGTACGTACCGCCCAGTTTCAAATCAGTCAGCCCTTCAATGCTGGTGGAATAAGTTCCATGCTCCAGTCGAGCCGCTTCTTTGCGTTTATATCTGCAAGAAGCAAGATTGCCATATTTGTCAACCGTATATATTCGACGACCTGATTTGATTACCAAGCCGTCGCCTTTACCTTCTCCAGTCCACTCCAATATTTCAGGAGCGTCTGTTAATCGTTTGTCTTGTTCCATGTTAGAAGATGATTAGATGGATACCATAGCCCACTGCGCCACCCAAAACGGTAGCAGCCAGATCGAGCCAGTCAAATCCGTTTCCAACGACCCACCCAAAGATGCCGCCCTTCTTACCGTTCCACAACCAGTCTTTAACCTCTGCGGTACAAGCAGCGGAGATAACGGCGATGTAGCCAAGCGTTAAACCAAGAAGAAAACCGACCACGATATGCTGAGGACGATTGCTTTCAGTAAGCCATTTTAAGTACTTCTTCATAATCTTTTTATTTATGAATAGCTTGTGGGCGCACGCGATGGGGCATAAAAAGAGGGATATAGCGCTTTCGAGCCATACCCCTCTCCAATCTCAAAAATTTAGCACACGGTTATTTATTGCCAAAGTCAGCCGGGGTCTCTCCCCAGCGTTTGTTATCCCAATGAATTACTTGGATTGTATCTACGTCCGCTGAGAGAGCCCGTAAGAACATCTCAGCGCGTTGAAGGTCACGACATGGTTTCACAGAAGACGTTTTCTTGCTATTGAACCATGTGATTGCAGTAGTGGAGTCTGTAAATATGATACGAGGCTGGAAGTCGTTTTCGATAATGTATTTGACTGCTTCTATCACGGCAAGAAACTCACCTATATTGGTGGTTTGATTGCCCAGATCACGGTAAAAGATACGCTCCTTTGTTGCGAGGTTTATGCCTTGGTATTCCGTTTTCCCATTCTTCATGGAATGGGCGGCATCAGTGGCGATTCCCTCTGTTGGCCTTGTGAGTCTTTTTGTTGCCATTAATCTGCATCATGTCTTGTTTCATCAGCTCGATAAGGTTAGTAGCGGCAGTAGTGAAATCGTCAACCACATCCATCAGGTCTTTCACGTCGCAACGCCTTTCTAAAATAGCTCGGCACGCCGGTAAAGATTTGACAGATTCCTTTTGGCCACGGAACGGGTCGAACCTGATGATTTTGTTGCCGAAGCTAACTTCGACATTATACTTAATACCACGAATGTATTTAGTAGAGATAGTCGCTTTGAACTGTACCGGGTTAGCCTCGATAGCAATATAGCCTGGAACATGCTCCTCACCAGTCTTTTCGTTGAGCGTTTTGCCCATCGGAATCAGCGTACAGTCGTATAGCACGTTGATGAGGATGTTATTGGACATCTCACGGTCAATGATGACGATTTTCTTCGGGTACGGTGAATCCTGACGAACACCGCAAACGACATCATTGACTGGGTTTTGAGATACGAAGCTAATGAGCGCTCCGTTCTTGTCAGATTTGATGAACTTGAGCTTTGTATGGATTTTCTCCACGCCTGCCCCAGTAGATTCGATTTTATTAGTCTCTTTTTCCATTATGGCATTGTTTCTATTGATTATTCAAAATAAATGTACCGCCAGGAGCATATATGTAATGACTGGTGGTACAAAGTTAACTTATAAAAGCCAAAAATCCTCAAGAAAATCGAAGAAAATTTCGTCTAAACATTTGATTTACAAGTATTTAATGTTAAGACGAAATTAGCGTACTTTTCCTGCGGAAGATTGGCTCTCAGCTGCTTAGATTCGATTGAACGAACCTATTTATCGTTAAGACGAAAAATTTTTAGTAGTCCATGTCTTTTTCTGCTTTAATGCGTTTCACATCCGGAAAATCGAGGATGCCATCGCGGTTTCTGTACGTGATGAGCTGTATTTCTGCACCAAGGCTGCTCAGCGTCGATAAAATAGAAATGTCGTTGGGCAAAAGTCCAACGCCGGGCTCGGAAACATGAATTGTGGGGATTAATTTTGACACCATTTCCACGTTGTCACCAAGAACTGCATAATGATTGGTAAGCTGGTAGAGAATGAGTGCTTCGGGATACATGGCTTTATAGTAGTCATGCACTTCAATTTGTCTTGCGTTCATACTCGTATTGTTATAATTGGATATTGTCTATCACACATTGGTCACACAAGCCATCGTTCCTCTTGTGCTCAAGTTTAGTGATTTCCTTATTGCAGTTTGTGCAATAATACACAGGCCGCTCTCTGGCATACAAATACTTGCGCACTTTTGCAACGGGCATACCGTACTTGTTTGCAATAGCCTGGATGATGAGCTTGGGTAAGACCTTATTCTTGCGTTGAAGTTTATACTCATACTCAAAAACAATACGCACCGCAACTTCGTTCACCAGCAATCCCATAGCATCGAGTTTCTGGAGTTCCATAGTCGTCAATCCGACTACGGCAGAGAGCTTATTGTACTCTTCCTCGGAAAACTGGTAACGTCTCATGCTTTCTTCTTTTTCTTCGGCTTCGCGTACTCTTCTATCTTGTTGCGAATGTCAATGATGGATTGCTCGAAGCCGTCCAGCACATCCAAAGCATCTTCCATCGCAGCACCTCTGGAAGACATTTGCAGCCCTTCAGGAAGTGCGTCATAAGCGTCTTGTTCTTCGTCGCGTATATCGTTGAGACAGTCAACCGCTTCATCGAGCAGCTGAGTTACGTCGTATAATTCTTCACGTCTTTCTTTGTTCATATTATAAAATTATGTCAGCGTCCAAAGCAGTGACAATGTTGAAGAATGAGTCCAGCTTCAAATCGCCACGACCGCTTTCAAACGCTGTAATTACATTACCGGGAACACCTGAACGTCTTGATAGTTCAGCCGTGCTCCATTCTATTGATTTTCTCTCGGTTATCAATGCTGCTCTCAGGTCCGATATATCCATGACGATGGAATATTCATACCCAACAATTTCAAATGAGGCGTGACACATACCCATATAGTTCAGTACATCGCTCATGTTGATATTGTCGGCGGCATTGTCGATAGCTTCAATCTTTTGCTTAGTTAATTGAAGCATGAAAGGAAGCGACTCTACAATGCGCACAGTCGCCAGTTCCTTTCTTAGGGTTAGCCATTTGCAAAACTCTTGGCGTGTCATTTGTTGTCAGATTTATGTTCTTGATAATATGTCCAGCCAAACCATATCAAACCTACTAATATGATTATGCAAAATATAGCAGGCACGATGATACTAATCCATTCAGTGCAGAACGTATAATACAAGCCAACAATTAATAAAACAATTAAAGCAAATCCTCCGATGATAGTTAAACACCATAGCGCAACTTTGAATAGATATGCGCTGAGCGAATGGCTAAACTTTTCACCGGAATTATCAAAATTATCAGGCGTATAATGTGCAGCTACACACATTATAATGCCCAACGCCATCACTCCAAGCAAAATCCACCAGTAATCATCGCTATACAACTCAGGCATCTTGATTTGATAGCGTACTGGATATAGCGCATACCACAGTGGTATGGGCCAAAGCATACTTAATATGATAAGCAGCTTCCCGATTATTAATAGATACTTTCGCATAGCTTATAGGAATGACGTTAGTTTTATAGCCACAATGCCGGCAGATAAAAATGCCAGCACTCCAAGTAGTATTCCAAAGCCATTTAGTGCTGGCTTGAGGACACCAGATTTCCGTGGGACAAGCCACCAATAAAGAGCCGCAATAGCGTTTATCGCAGCCCCAATGCCTATGTATATTATGCCTTCCCAGATCATTGACCATTGCCATGCTTTATGGTCTGCGGATTCGCTAATAAGCCCTACGGTTCCGACCAAAACACCGGAAGCCAAGAAGCCTAAAGTTGCTCCAGCAAACACCATAGTAGGTATGTCTGTCAGTGCAAATTTCTTAGTTTTCTTTTCTTTATCTTGCTTATTCATTATGTACTTATCAGTTTGATTTAGTGCAAAGATACAAATAAATAACGGAAATGGTTTTGCAACTATTTGGGTATGCGCAAATTAATTTGTATATTTACAGAAGAAAAGGGAGATGCCGAAGTGTTGCGCATCCCAGCATCTCCCACACAGATAGCATGATTTGAGCCTATTTACGCCGGCTTCAAATCGGACTCACGGGCGATTCCTTTTAGAACGGCATTGTCAACTTCAACGCGATAGAAGAAGTCGCGTTCTTCCGCATCGTTCTCGCTGAAAGCGGCATAAACCTTCTTTACTTTACCAACCTTCCCCTTAAACTGAGGCTGAAGGCTGTTGCTCGTGATGATCACCTTGTCGTCTGTCTTAAACTTACTTGATGCCATAACGTTTTATGCGTTAAATTTTTCTTTCCAAGCCAGATAATCGACACGCGATTGTGCCAGCAACTCAGGCGCTTTGACCTTCAAATCGTCAACGCGCACAATGGGCACGCCTTTGTACGAGATGTACAGGCGACCGTTGAACTCGGTTACGTTAATGTTCTCGCAGCTCAGATTTTCAAGGTCGCGAACCTGCTGTTGCTGCTTGGCTTCTTGTGACTGGGTACGATACTTCTTCAGCCACTCGCGAATAGCATTTAAAAGATTCATTTACATAGCTATATAAATTTAAGAAAGAATTATTGCGACCGAAGCCGCCGTATCAATTTGACGATATTATAATTGCCAACAATTATTAGCCATTTTCCCAGCGTTCCTGAGTGTAGTAGAAGCCGACACCGCAGGTATATCCCTCATATACGAGTGGGCGAGCAATGAGGCCTTGGTCCGCAGAATCGCGATTAACAAGAGCGCAATACTGCTCCACAATATTGCGAGTGTTCTGCATTTCATACCCGCTTTTATAAAGAGGCTTCAAGTAGAATGAGTTGTCGCCAAACGACCAATTCAACATGTATGGACGGTCATCAATGCCACCCAGTACGCAGCCATGACCGACTTCAACATAATTGCTGAAATCGAAAATCTCCTCGAAAATGACGTCAGACATGACATCTTTTTCGTTTATCGGAGCTTTGTACAATTTGCCGTATTCAATGTCTATCATAACGCTTACTTTGAGGGGAATATTGCCTGGAGCTTTACGACAAGGCTTTGCGTTTCCTTATCATAAAGCTCAATGGTCTTTTCATCAAAATCTACCTGAACGTCATAGTCTGTGACGATACGCTCAGGCTCTACGTACATCGTATTGTGAGCCAATACGTCAAAGATGTTAGAGAGCAGGTCTTTTTCATTTACGTCGATTGTGCCATTGATGAACTCCAACTCGTCTTCATTATAGCTGATGTCTTCATCGTTGACGCATACGTAATCGACCATTTCTATCTCACCTTTTGGCGAATAGACGCTTCGAGGTTGAACCTCGACAACCTTTCCGTTATCTTTTACTCTTGCTTTCATAACCTTGTCAGATAAATCGTTTGACATAATCGTATGGTCCTGAGAGCGAGAAAACGTGCTCCCCATGTACCGATACGCATTTCAGGAGACAACAGCGCTTAGTTCCGGTAATCGTATAGTTGTCTCCGTTCCTATCTTTACCGGATTTGAGAATGTTTGTTTTCATACGAGTTTGTATTTTTTGCGGTAATTCTTCATGCACTTACGCGCTTCTTGCTTAGTGCGGAACGGGCCTGCGATCTGGAAGGATTCATCCCAGTGGATAAACCATAGCAATGTTCGTTCAATCGTGATACTCACGCCATAACTGTCACAGCCCCAGAGAGGATCAGTGCTCCATACACGGGTGACGTTGATGGATTTAATTTTCTTTTGAAAGAGTGACATGTGATAATGAGGTTTGATATTGGATTAGTTAGTGTAGATTGGTATCAGTTCGCACACCGGCACTTCCGCTTCAGAATGGTCGTTTCCGATTAGAACAACTGTATCCAGCGAGAAATCATCCGGGTCAATAAGTTCGCCATGTTCGTTAAACTCAAAAGGCACTTCAAATACAGTGTACTCTCCAGAAGTAAGTTCCTCCGGGTCGTTCCACCATACCTTTGCTCCTTTCTTGAGGAAGCGGTAGAAGTAGCCAATGTCATCGTCCTCGAACTCGTTGATGTATGTCTCAGGACATGCCCACTCAAGTCTGTGGAATAAATAGTCGCACCACTCACGATTGCCAAAACATAAGTCAAGCAAATCGTTATGAGTGTATCCTTCGATGGCGAAAAATCCGTCTTCATCGGGCTTAACGTCGTCAAAGTCGTGCTCTGGAATGTAACAAACTGCATCCCAATCTTTCTCATAGGCATCTACGTCCTTGTAGATATTGCCAAACGCAAGCCCATTGTCAAAATAGCCCGGCGCAAATCGGTATGCGCCATCGACTATCTTCAGCTCGCCGTATGAAACTTTTTTGATTTCCATTGTCAATTTAGTTTAGGTGAAAGTTCGCTTCCATTGCAGAGATGACTTGACTGCCAATCGTGGCAAAATAATGTTCACGAGGCCCGTGTCCAGTCTGGATGAGGCTACGTATATTGCCGTCAGACATATCTTCAACTCTGAAATGATATGGAGCTTCCACAATCATTTTACAAGTGGCATTAAAAAGCGCATCCTTGGGGTTGGAACTGGTGACAGAGCCGATATTAATCCGCTCTCCGTCATCAGCCAACCACACAAGGCGATACTCTTTAGCCGGTTTTCTTATTTGCGCCATTCAGCAATCTTACGGTTAATGTTAATGCCGTTGTCTTTGATGAGCTGCTTCATCACACCGAACAAGCGCCAACCCTCATCAGAGTAGAGGTTAGCCTTCTCATCCAGCTTAGTGAGAGAAGCTGACTGCGACAAGAAACGACCAGCGTCTGAACGGAACTTAGCGCTGTGGAACAGGATGAGGTTGCGCATAGTGAAGTATGCACCGGCGCCCTTGTAAGCATCCTTGAACTCGTTAGCCATCGGGATTGTGTAAGACACCCAGGTTTTCTTCACGAGAGCGTAGAAGGAAACGGTGCTGACGTACAGCTCAGTGGCGTTCTTAGACGCTTTGATTTTAAGTGCGAGGTTGAGGAGCGGCTGAGTAACCTTTGCCGGAACATCCTCAACAAAGATGTTCTGACCCTTCAGACGGATGTACGGAACACGCTTGCAGCGCTTCTTCGGCATGACGCGGATGTGGTCACGGAGCTTTTCGATGTAGTCCATAGCGATGAGATACACACGTTCCTTGTTGAAGTAGAGGTTACGCTGGGCGAAATTCTCAGCGTCACCACGGGTTTCCATCTTCGACTGAGCCAACAGTTCCTCCACGATCATCTTCCACTGGTAGGCATAGCCCTTGTTCTGGAGTGCTTGGAGGAAGTTGCCCTCAGCAAGCATGTGAAAGACCTGTGCCATCACCCAGCGACGGAACAGCTGAGGATTGCGTACCGTTCCACCTCCGAGAATAGAGGCGAAGATTGGGTCGTCATCAGGAACGACGGTGAGTTGTCCGTTGGTCAGACGGGCTACGATTTCTTGACCGGTGGCGCCCTTCATGCTAAAAAGGTTGTCCACGTTCACGCCGGCTTTGCGGAGTGCTTCGATTTTAGCTTCTGCTTTCATATCCTTACGGTTGGGTTTTGATTGACCTACGACGGTCGGGTGAATTGTTCCGAGATTACTGTCAGCGCCAATTACTACGCCAACTGCTACATGGGTTGTTTCCGGGATTGCGAACTCTGCGCCACATTTAGGGCATACGATTTTAGTCTTGCTCATTGTTATAAGATTTATTTGTTGTTATTAATTTGTTTATCCTTGTTGTTTTCAATCCATTTCTTTAGGATGATAAGAGATGGATGTGTACTTGATTGCCAGAACCATAATCCGCTGGCAAAACTATTCCAATCTAACGCGCTTTGAATTAGTTGGCAGAGTATGAAAAGCTCCAACTCTACCTGCGCTTCCTCACGACGAATACCATATAGCATATCCTCGTCAGCAAGCTTCTTCTCTGGGAGGGCTCGGAAATAGCTACGAGTCTTCTGTTCACTGCGCTGAGAAGGTACGCTGTGATAGAAGCGTTCATATAACCTCTCAATTTCTTTCAGAGGTTCATTAGACGGAGCACATCCGAGGTTGCCATCATACTTTCCGTCTTTGATGACATATCTGCCATCAACTCTCAGGCTTCGATGCTCGAAACTAACTGAGAAGCGAGCGCCTTTAGCGACGCGGCCAAGTGTTTCCTTATAGATGTTACTCATATAAATTAAAATTGTGCAACTCAAGTCAGTGACGTATAGCTTTATTCAAACTGATCGGGTCAGGTTTGTTGCCTCCTGAGCTCTCCGAGGATTCGGATAAGAATCCGACCTCAGCTCAGGAGGTCATACAAGTCCTGAGTAAGTGAATTTTTGACTCCTTGTTGCGAAATGTTACGTTACATATCTACGTCCTCATCAGCATGGCGCATTACTGTAATCACCATGATTAAGAAGCTGGTGATTGAAGGCGGGCGCCTGCAAGTAGGCAAGGCGCCCGCCTCTCTTTGAACCAGCTACGATGAAGTGGCTGACCTCGGACGAAACCTTTGCGCTTAGTAATGTATAGCTATCAAACTCACGATGCGTTGCTTTACAGGAGCGATTTGAAACAGTATTGGCTTCCTGGGCACCGGCGTGAAGCGGGTGACAACCGGAAGCACGCCGGTTCCCAGCGATGATTAAATACTGTTCACAATAAATTTGAGTTCCTTTAGCTACGGGCTGACGCATTTCAGTGATGATGTGGATGGCGTTGTATGTATCTGCATCAAGGCGATAATAAAGAGTAAGAGCCTTGTACGCGACGATCGAGACATGGATCGTCGCGTACAGGTTAACGTCCTCTTTAATTAAAGTTGCCATCATCATTCATCGACCGCATACACGGTTGTTCAAAATTGTTAGCTGAGTGATTATCCGTATGTTGCTATATCACGTTGATCCGATTGCGGATATGTGACGTTGAGACTGCCCAGCCTGGGCGTCGAAAACGTCATCCCAGCCGCATAAGGTGAATGTGACAATCGTTCAACTAACTGCTGCATACCCAGCTTATTGATTGGCGTATAGAGTGCCATGTTTCTGTACCATTTTGATGTGAGTCATCAGTGGATACGGGTACCTGAAAGGCTTGATATTGGCATGTAAGGTACCCGTATAAACCGATGAATCCTGAAATATTCTATTCTTCCAATCAAACCCGCATGTCCGGGTTTCCAGTAGAAGTCATATCGCATTGTATGTTTCTATATCAATTTGATGTAAACTCGAATTGCCAGATCGGTGAAGCACTGGGACAGATGGTCAGCCGTCCCAGGGGCTCTCACCGATCTGGTTAAGACTCGATGTTACTGAATTGTGCAATCATTCTTCTACTCCTTCATACTGAGGTTTCGGGAATTACAACGACTCTACCAAAGTTAAGTATGCTTCACGATTAGTAACCATAGCGTTCTGCATACAACTGATAGTGAGATAGCCTTCGATTTCTTGCGGAGTTTTCTCGCGGTTAGCCTTCACATTGCGACCGAGGCCACGCTGGATACAACCGCCAGACTTGCTTGCTACATAACCGAGACCGCCAATCTTCGTCTTACCGGTCATCACCGCCCTCAAGCAATCCATCACAAACTTATCCAGTTCGTGAATATCGCTTTTGACGTTGCATATCGGTAAAATCTGAGTGGCCCAACTAAACTCACCATCGCCTTTGTAGAGATAACGGTTCACCGCATTGACAGCCTTACGTAGAGTTATGTCAGGCTTGCGGATTGTCCGGGATAAAATTTCCTTCTGGAACGTTTTGAGACGAGTGCTGCTGAGTGATATATCAGAGCCTTTGATTGAATATCCCAGAAATTTAAACCAGTGAGTCGGTGTCAGATATTCAACTTTCTTCGGATTTAGTGACATGTTCATTTGTTCAAGCTCAGCCCTTAAAATGAACATTGCCTCCTCGTAATCCGGTCCGACAAACAGCATGTCGTCGGAGTAGCGGATATACTCACCGTTCAGCTCGTCTATCCTTGAATCAATGTGGTAGAGGAGCACGTCAGCGAGCCAGGAAGCAACGGCGCAACCCTGCTTTAGTGATTGATAAGCCTCGTGCAGTTCTCCGTCCGGAGAGAAGTACCAATCACTGTTGTAATACTTTCTCAGAACGTCGATTAACGCAGAGTGCCCATACTTGTTTTCTACCTTATGGAACGCTTGCTCAATAAAGCAGAGAGGAACGCTGTCGAAGTATTTGCTGAGATCCGACTTCCAGCCAATAACCTCATCATTCGCTTTGCAAATCTCTTTGGAAATCTCCTTCACGATTTTGCCACATCCCATACCTTTTTGATAAGAGCGGCATTTCGGATGAACCATCTCAGGCATCAACTCAAACAGCAGGTCGTTAGCGATACTGAGAAGTACGCGGTCAATCGGCTCGTTGATATAGACGGTTCGGAAATCGCCGTTGTCCTTGGGAATTTGAGCGGTGTGCGGCGGCGCTATTTGATAGCGACCATCGCGAATAGCCTCATACATCTCAAGCCTCACTTCAGGCTTAGTGAGCTGGTAGAGGTCTCGTTTCGGGATGTGCTTTCCAACGCCTTTCTCGATGGCATATTCCCAGCGAGGAAGCTCGAAAAACTTTTCTAATATTATGTCGCTCATATTAATACATTCTAATTAAAACCATCGAAGAACTTTTGGTGTTTCCCAGTAAAAGCTGCAACCTGGACAAGCTCTCTGAATAATTGAAAGAACTTTGTCGCGGATCGAGCTCTGGAAAATTCGTAGTTGATTGCGCTTCAAGATAAAATCCTTGCCACGCTTCATTCCATTAAGAGTGAGCACCGCTTGAATAGCCTTGTGACTTTCTACGGGCTGATTTTCGTTTATTGATGTCATTAATTTTTCCTGATTTGAAAAGAAGTTGTTTACGCTGTCGGTACTCTCTCTTCTTCTCAGCCCAGTAAGCAGGAGACCGCTTCTTAGGTATGCTCCTAACTGGAGGATGAGCAATGTTTTGAATCGTCCATTTGCTACAATTAAACATTGCAGCCAGTTGACGATAGCTGTATCCCTCGGAAATCAATATCTTGATTGCGCTTACCGAGTCTTGGCTGAGCTTTCTTCGTTTATCATATCGAGTGCCGGCAATTAATATTTTCTCACTTTTGTATGGCATTTATGAGTTCGGTTTGTTTCCCATCAAGTCCACTGCCAGACCATTGGGGCATCTCTCGTCAAACCAATGCCAAATGCTATATCGGTCAGTTCCTTTCTCGAAGAATAGAAAATCTTCTTCAATACATTCATCCTTGTCAATCGGAACGTCTTCCAGCAACTCCCACATTTCAGGCAACGTCATCAGCTTAACGTGACTGTTACATGAATTGCAGTAATTGTTGTCTTCATCGTAGAAAGAGCCTACATACTCCTCTATTTCTCCGGTTGCATCGTTAACCCAAGCTAATGAACTTACATTACTTGAGCCGCATTGAGGGCAGTAACGAGTAAATAAGAATTTGTCCATTATCATTTGCATTTAACGCCGGGGCAGAAAACTGCCCCGGCAGGAAGATTGAAGATTAAACCTTACATGCTACAGCAGGGCGAACAACGTAAGTGTAGTACTTGCCGACGGTGCCGCTGCTATTACCATTGCCGAAACTGACGCCCCACGAGTAGTTGGATGAGCCCTCGGTGGATGACCAATACCATTCCTTGCGAAGAGGAGAACCGCCTACCGCTTCCAGTGCGGCATTGACAGCTTTGACATTTAGGAGAATGAGATGTAATTGGGCGAGGGATGGAATGTATTGATTAGGCTGGAGACCAAT